GCGGGTTTGTGTGGTAAAGCATTCTGTATCCCACAATCTGGTTTAAATGTTTATATTGTTTTAATCGCTCGTTCGGCTGTCGGTAAAGAAGCGATGCACAGCGGTATTGCCAATATTTTATCCTACATTAGGAACTCTATTCCTGAAGTAATGTCTTTTGTGGATTTTAATGACTATGCTTCAGGTCCAGCACTCATTAAAGCTACTTCAGGTAATCCATGTTTTGTAAATGTTTCCGGTGAGTGGGGCAAAAAGTTAAAACGTCTAGCTTTAGAAGATAAAGACGGTCCCATGCAAACTTTACGTACGACAATGACTCATCTTTATCAAAAGTCTGGGCCGAAGTCTATTGTTGGCGGTATTGGTTATTCAGATAAAGAAAAGAATGTAAATACTGTCACTGGCGTTGCATACAGTATGATTGGTGAAACTACGCCAAACACCTTTTATGATTCATTAACAGAATCTATGATGGAAGACGGCTTTTTAAGCCGATTCTTAATTGTAGAATATTATGGTAAGCGCCCCAAAGCAAATAAAAAAGACGTTTATAAACTAGAAGAATCAATGTTTGAATATATTGTAGCATTGACAAATCAAGTTATTACTTTAAATGCACAATATGCTTCGCAAGAAGTTGGCGCTGATGCAATTTCATCTAAAATATTAGATGACTTTGATGCTGAATGCGATAAGCAGATTGATAGCACGACTGATGAAAGTTGGCGTCAAATGTGGAATCGTGCGCATTTGAAAGCTTTTCGTTTAGCTGCATTATTAGCCGTTGCAGATAATTATGTTTGTCCTATAATTAAACAAGACCATATTGAATGGTCAATTAACTTAGTTCGCAAAAATATTGAAGTAATGTCTCGTAAGATGCAAACTGGTGACATTGGTACAGGTGATTCGCCACGCGAGAAGAAATTGCTTTCAATTATTTCTAAATATCTTACCAATCCGCTTCAAGCTAGTTACAATATTCCCGCACGTATGCATACAGATGGAGTAGTTCCTCGTAAGTATCTACAAATTTGTACTCAACGTGTTTCTTCATTTACATCACATAGACTCGGCCAAGCTGGAGCTTTGGATCTTACTATTAAGAACTTAATTAATGATGGTTACTTAACAGAAGTATCTAAAGATAAAGTAGTAAAAGAATATAATTTCCACGGTAAATGTTACCGGATTGTTTATCTACCTAAAGTAGACTAGTATTGTGTGTTATAATGTAGCTTTAACTGGAGGTTCTATGAATTTGCATGATATTCAATCTTTGCCTGAAGCACAAAATTATTCTGAAATGGTAGCTGATTTATTTAAAAAAGATCTTGGTGGAGAGTCTGCCGCACGTATGCACGCTGCAATCGGTGTTGCCGGGGAAGCTGGTGAGCTTTTGATGGCACATACAACAGACGATCTAGAAAATTTTATCGAAGAAGCTGGTGATAGTCTATTTTATGTTCAAGCATTAATGAACACAAATAACTGGACTTTAGAAGAACTAACGCCTAGTAGTGTTGAACTTTTCCCAGATTATCAAGAAGCTGCTATCGCAGGCGTAATTTACGAATCTTGCAATATGTTAGATATTGCTAAGAAATCTTGGGTTTATAACAAAGAATTTGATGCTGGTAAAATGAAAGAGCATCTGATTAAATATCTAGCATATTTAGAAATAAGTTTAGACGGTTATCAACTTACTATTCAAGATTGTTTTAACCACAATCAGTATAAACTTGTGACCGGGCCTAAAGCACGCTACCCTAGTGGTAAATACACCGATTCCGCAGCTATTGCGCGTGCAGATAAGATGCACTAATGTATTATAATTGAGGAAATAAATATGACTAACCAAGACGCAGTACAAGCAGCCTTTGAAGCCGAAGTAACTCAAGATGATCTTAATACTTGGTATCAGCTTCAACAAGAACTTGAAAAAGTTAAGACTGCTGAACTTCAACTTCGTAATAAAATCTTTAATTACTATTTTAAAGATCCAAAAGTTGGAACAAATAACCAAGAACTTTCGGATGGTTGGATTTTGAAAGGGCAATATAAACTTAACTATAAGATCGATGAAGCAATGCTTACTACTCGTGCACAGCAGTTCCGCGAGGCTGGCATTGCAATTGAACAGGTCGTGAAAGCTAAACCCGAATTTGTTAAGAAAGGTTATGACGCGCTTACAGATGAACAACGTAAGTTATTCGATGAAGTTTTAGAAATTAAACCGGGTACGCCGTCGTTGGAGATAATTTTGCCCAAGAGGAAGACATAATGACCACAATTAAGGTACTAGATCATGGCTTTGTTACATTACGCAATATTGCTGGACCAACTCGACGAGATTGGTTGGAGTACGATGCTGTCGATATCGATCCTGCTAACGCTGCTCGTATGTCATTTAATCATACAGATAGTGGACGTACTGAAGAACAAGACCTAAAATTATGCCGCTATTTGATGAAAAATAAGCATACTTCTCCATTTGAGATGGTACAGGTATGGCTGCAAATGAAATTGCCAATCTTTGTGGCTAGACAGTTTGTTAGGCATCGTACAGTGCGTTTAAATGAAGTTTCTGGCCGCTATGTAACTTTACCTTCTGAATGGTATATACCTGAAGTGGTTGGCGGTAAAGCTGCAAATGCTAAACAAGGGCAAGAAGATAATCTGCCGGACTTCGTACAAGCAGATTTTAAAAACCTTTTAAATGAACATTGTGAACATGGGTACAATGAGTATTTAGAAGCTATTGGTCTAGGCGTTGCTCCTGAACATGCTAGAATGTTTTTAAGTCTTAATCATTATACTGAATGGCTATGGAATCAAGACATGCATAACCTTATGCATCTGCTCTCGTTACGCGACCATAGCCATGCACAAATTGAAGCTCAAGCTTACGCCAAAGCTATCGACAGTTTGATCCGCCAAGTATTACCACATACTATGGCTCTTTATGACGAATTTTATAGGATGAAATAATGAAACGCAAAGCAATGCGCCCAAAGAATATTGACTATAAAAAGCTTCCTTACCCATTGTGGTTACAACCAAAACTAGATGGCGTGCGCGCACTAAACTTCACAGGCAGGCTAACTGCTAGAACTCTTAAAGAACATCGTAACAGACATATTACGGCACAATTTAGTAAACCAGAATATATTGGTTTCGATGGTGAAATCGCAGCTTGGGAAGAAACGCATTGGGATTTGTGCCGTAAAACAAGTTCTGCGTGCTCTACCGAAGCTGGTGAACCTTATGTTTGGTGGCATGTATTTGATTTTGTTACAGAACAGACTGTAAATATGCCATATTATGAACGCTATCGTTATTTAAAAGAACGTATTGAGTACGGCCAAGCTTGTGGCCAGTACCAAAATATTCGTCTAGTACCATATGTTGTGGTCAATAATTACGAAGAACTACAAGTCCAACATAATATTTATCTTTCTAAAGGTTATGAAGGTTCTGTAGCCTATAACCCGAATGGTTTGCACAAAGAAGGGAATTGTAGCCCTATCAATGGGCCGGTTTGGCGCATTAAAGACTTTATTGATTTTGAAGCAGAAATTATTGGATTTACTGAAGGAGAAGAAAACTTGAATGAAGCTCAAATTAATGAACTAGGTTTACAATACAGGTCTTCACACAAAGAAAATAAAGTTCCTAATGGTATGATTGGGAACTTGCAATGTAAGGCGTTACAAGATGTTTACGATCTTCAAGATGAAACTCGTCTCCTTATTCCTAAAGATTCAGTCTTTACTGCTGCTCCAGGATTTATGGATCATTCTGACCGTACTCGTTATTTTAATAATCCTGAACTAATTATTGATCAAGTTGGCAAATTTAAATTTTTTCCAAAAGGCTTGAAAGATAAACCGCGCTTCCCGCAATTTGTTACACTTCGCTCGTTAGAAGATCTGTAAATCCGTATTGCGTTTTAGTTTGCGATAGTGTAGTATAACAATACTTAACCACACAAATAATTCACCTATGAGTATCCTTGCCGCAGTAAATAATTCTACTTCTACTGAAGGTATTCGCGCTGTAATTAGTGGCGTAGAAGGTGTAGGTAAGACCACTTTTGCTTGTGGAGCTCCCCGGGTTCTACTTATCCCACTTGAAGTAGGCTATACTGGCATGAAAGTTCAAAAAACGCCAATGCTTACTCATTTTGATCACGTTATGCAATTGCTTGAAGAGATTCAAGCTACTGTTAAAGCTGGTCAATTTCCGTATAAAACTCTCGTTTTTGATTCTGTAACAGCACTTGAGCGTCTTATTCACCAAAAGGTTCTTGAAACTGATCCTTCGTATGGTAAAGGCAATAAGAAAGCTCTTACTATGGAGGCCGCTCTTGGAGGTTATGGAAAAGCTTATCAGTTCGCTAATGAGCAATTTGATAACTTTCTTAAAGCTTGCGATAATCTAGCTTTGTATTGTGGTATCAATATTGTACTTACCTGCCACGTCTTTGCAGCAGAAATTCAAGATCCAAGTGCTGGACAATATAGTAGCTGGGACTTGCTGCTACATTCTCCTAAAAACCAAAAAACTTATGGTAAAAGAGAGATGCTAACCCAATGGGCCGATCTAATTGGTTTCATTCACGAACCAATTACAGTAATCGAAGGTGATAAAATGAATAAAGGTGTCAGCACAAATCAAGGCCGCATTATGGCAGTAATTCGCACGCCTGGATACGTGGCTAAAAATCGCTTTAACATTGTTCAAAATATCGCTTTACCACAAGAACAAAATGGGTGGAATCTCTTGGCAAAAGAGATCTGGGAACGTAAGGGTATTGATTATTGGAATAGGGATGTGTGATGGCAAAATATCGTAAAAAGCCGGTCGTAATTGAAGCCGAACAATGGTTTAAGATGGGCGACCATCCTAAAGTTATTCAAGCTTGGCATACACCAGAAGGAGATATTACAGATTTCTTTTTAGCTCAAGCTTTTGGAATTCATGCGCAGCCTTATGCTGCTATTGAAACTCTTGAAGGTTTAATGCAAGTCTCGATTGGTGATTATATTATTACAGGTGTAAAAGGTGAGCATTATGCTTGCAAACCCGATATTTTCGAGTTAACCTATGACAAACTTTAAAGAATTCAACTTACGGCGCAAGATGGGCTACAAAGCATATTCAGCAGCTTTAACCAAAGAAATCCAAAGCCGTTTATATGCAGATATGCGCCCAAAAGGGATTGCTTTGAATGTGCATTTGATGTTCAGGAATGGTTTGCCGGAAGGTTGGAAATGATTAAAGCGCGGGTGGCGAAATAGGTAGACGCACTTGACTTAAAATCAAACGCAGAGATGCGTACCGGTTCGATTCCGGTCCCGCGCACCAATATTTTAACAGCAGTAATAACAAAGGAAAGTAATTATGCCACAGTATAATTTTGATGCAACTAAAGTTGAACCAGATAAAGGACGAATCGGTGCGATTCCAAAAGGCTGGTACTCTGCAATTATCAAAAAGACCACAGTAGAAGAAACTGAAAAAGGTGGTCATTATTTCAACTTTATGTTCGAAGTAATTGAAGGCCAGTATAAAGGCGCAACAGTCTTCCATATGTTCCAATTTGATAATTCAAATCAAAAAACTGTGGAAATTGCGCATAAACAATTGAGTCAAGTTTCGCATTGTGTTAAAGTGCTGCAATGGTCTCAAACAGAGCAATTACACAATATCCCGCTAAAAATTCGTCTTAAAGTTGAAGAACCACCTGAAGGTTCTAACTATGAAGCTAAGAACGAAATTACTGCTTTCACAGATTATAATGATCCAAAAGCAGTGAATGTGGCTGCTGCACCAAGCGCACCAAAACCCGCTACAGCACCACCAGCACCAGCATGGGCTCCCCCACCACAAAGCACTACAATCCCGCCTGTAACGGCACCTGCGCCCGTTGCTGCGCCTGCACCAGCATGGCAGCCACCAGCAGCCCCGCAACCTTGGGAGCAGCCAACTACAGCGGCACCAGCAGCGCCCCCACAACAAACGACTGCTGCTCCGCCACAGTGGAATCCAGCCCCAAACGTTGCGCCGCCCGTTTCGAATGTTGCACCGAATACGGGTGTCCCGGACCAGCAACAGACTATTGCCCCGTTACAGGCTCCCCAAGCTGCCCCTAGCGCACCCCCTCAAGGTCAAGTTCCACCTTGGATACAACAGCAGCAATAAGTTCTATGCCCTAGAAATAGGGCATTTATTGTATCTCTTATAGTCTTACGCAAATGGGAACCTCGCGGTGTAGGGCCACTGGGCGGTTAATGAGAGATACAATAAATCACTGGAGCTTATATGCCTGTTATAGCCACAAAAACCCTCCAAGCAATAGATTCCCTATTAGAAGCAGACCAAGGCGCTAAGTATCGTGGATATTTAGGGCAAGTTATGCCATCGATGAAAGACGCATATAATACAGATACTTTTCCATTTCGTTCCCACCTTGGGGCGTCTGTACTTGGCAAACCATGTGATAGATATATTTGGTATCATTTTAGATGGGCTGCGCGGCAAGTTAATAAGGCTAAGATGGTTCGACTCTTTAATCGGGGTCATATCGAAGAGGCGCGTTTTATAGCGCTATTACTTTCTATTGGTGTACAAGTTTACCAGCAAGATGCCAAAGGTAATCAATTTAGAATATATGATCTTGGTGGCCACATTGGCGGGTCAGGTGACGGCGTTGGCGTAAACATTCCAGACTTGCCGCCAGATGTCTGGGCGTTACTAGAGTTCAAAACACATGGTTCTAAATCTTATGCGAAATTAATTAAAGATGGTGTAAGAGTTGCAAAACCTGAACACTATACACAAACAAATCTTTATATGCTTAAGATGAATTTGACAGTGACATTATATGTTGCTGTTAATAAAGATACAGATGAATTATATGCTGAATTAATTTACTTAGATAAATTACACGCAGAACATTATTTAGAGCGCGGACGCAATATAGTGTGGTTAAATCAGCCGCCTAAGAAAATGAATAATAGTGCCGCCTATTTTGAATGTAAGTATTGTGATTATGTTAATGTTTGCCATAATGGAGCTACACCAGATAGAAATTGTAGAACTTGCCAATATTCAATAGCTAAAGAGAATGGAAGCTGGGTATGTGGCAAAACTGGCGGAATAAGAGATAAATACCAGCAACTAGCGGCGTGCGAAGACTATGTTAGTTCCATTTGATTATCAAGAAATAGCAATTAAATCCCTTTTTAAATACTTTGAAGATCACCCAACAGGGCATCCAATCGCAGCAATTCCAACAGGATGCGGGAAATCATTAATACAAGCGGAGTTTCTAAAACGTGCGTATGCAATGTATGCTAGGCAAAAAGTGTTATGCTTGACGCACGTCCGTGAATTAGTCCAACAGAATTACGAAGAATTCAAAAGTCAATGGACCCATGCACCAGCGGGCATTTATTCTGCCGGTCTTAACCGTAAAGATATCCATTTTCCAATTACTTTTGCCAATGTACAGTCTATTGTAAATAAGATTGAATCATTTGGCAAAATTGACTTAATTTTTATTGACGAATGCCACTTACTTTCTGATCAAGATGAAAGTACGTACATGCGCGTTATTAATCATCTTTTAGAATTAAATCCTTATTTACGAATCATTGGTCTCAGTGCCACACCTTGGCGCGAAGGTTTAGGACTCCTTACTAATGGGAGATTATTCACAGATATTTGTATTAATATGTGTGATATTATTTCATTTAATTGGTTTATTAAACAAGGATATCTAGTTCCATTGATACCAATGCGTACAGATATTGATTTCTCATTTGAAGATGTTAAAACTCGTGGCGGAGAGTTTATTGAAAAAGACCTTTATGAATGTGTAAATGCAAAAGATGAGGTTACATTTGCAGCTATTCAAGAAGCTGTAAAAATTGGTTTAGCACAAGATAGAAAATGCTGGCTTGTGTTTGGTGCAGGTCTAGAGCATGTAGAAAAAATCCGCCAAATGCTTGAATATCTTGGGATTAGCGTGCGTAGCGTTGATTCTAAAATGGGTAAAGAGCGGGATATTAATATCCAAGATTGGAAAGATGGTAAGTTTACAGCTATTGTTAATAATGGTATTTTGACAACAGGTGTTAATAATAAAAGAGTTGATTTTATTATTATGCTTCGCCAGACAAACAGTAGTAAATTGATGGTTCAAATGCTTGGAAGAGGTACTCGTGCTCTTTATGCACCGGGTTTTGATATCTCTACTCAAGAAGGTCGTTTAGCAGCTATTGCTGCATCTGGCCGTACAAATACTCTAGTTTTGGACTTTGCGCGTAATGTGCGTAGGCTAGGTCCAATTAACGATCCTGTTATCCCTGTTAAAAAAGGTGAGAAAAAAGGCGACGTACCAATCAAAATTTGTGAGTGCTGTGGAGTTTATAACC